CGTGAAAATTCCAATCGGTCAACCAACTTGACTGCCTTTCCACTATTGTCTATTGCAACAAATCCTTCTGGAGCAGTGACACGAAATCCATTATCGGTACGAATGAACGTACCCATCGCACCTTTAGCTTTTTCTAATTTTCGGATTACAAGAGTTTTGGATTGTATCAATAAATTTTGCATATCAAATATCTTTTTGAGTTGGCTTTTGTTGACCAAAAGATATTTCATTATCTCTTCTTTGTATTTAGTTTTCTTATCTTTTGAGGATTGAGTCTTGACCTTATCAACATCTTTCTGAATTTTGACGTTGACATACTCAATGATATCATCAACGTGTTTAGAAGTATTGGTGATTTCTTCTCCTGCTCTCACCTTCACATTACTGTACGTCTTGATGAGAAGTAGAATATCCTTTTTAGAAAGTAGATTTTTCATAAAACCAGAATCAAGAGTTTGGAAAGTTCTACCGGCCTTTGACAGTACACTTGTGATGTTGTCTGTTTCTGATTTATTGAAATTGATTGTTCCAGATTTGTCTTCGTAGTTTGCATCGGAAAACCAGACATCACTTGTCTTTGTCAACGAACTCACACTAGCACCGAAAGAGGCTTTCATGTCTTCAAGTTTTTTTCCTGTGTAGGTGGTGTGCCAGACGATTCCCATTTTTGCTTTGAGAATCTTAGCGGAACTATCAGTTGGTACTGCGTAGAGGATTGTGTTAGGTTGAAACGTTGTATAAGATTTTCCGTCTATTTTCTCTGTCTTCAAATCTTCTTTTGTGAATAACATATCACCCTGTAGAACATTTTTGATTCCTAACTTTGATAGATACTTCAGAGCGACTTTGAGTTTAGCATTCAATCCTGCTGAAGAGTGATTGGCATCAATGTCAGCATTCGTGTAGTTTACTTTAGGACTCACGTTGAACACACCTTTAGTTCCTACAAAAAACTTATCGTTTTCTGGATTGATACCAGCAAAGATAGCAGGAGCACCATCCCACTTGACGGTTACATTGACACTGCTCTTTGAGTTACCAGCAAGCATATCTCTCAATGACTGAAGGAAGTTGATTGCTGCTCGTGTTCCTTCTACACCATTGTTCAACACCTCATCTTCTAGATGTTCAAGGTGAAGGTTTTTTCCTTCTTTCGCCTCAGCGAGATATTGTTTGAATCGTAGCATTGTTTTATTCTGGAATAAATATTTCTGAATAATCATTAATAAACATTTTAGAATCGGATGAAGTATCTGGATTTCCCATCATTTGACCAGCGCTCTTCCACCTAAAGAAAATTGAAATTTCCATAATTTTCTTAGATTCTTTTGCCGTTTCTGCTTTCAAAATAAAAGTATATCCTGCTCCTGTTGTCTTTCCTTCATATGAAAAATCAATACCATCTACATTCTTGTCAAATTCTGCCTTTGATGGTATACGTTGAATGACCGAACCACCTTTTGCAGCATATATTATAGCTTTTTCACCAACACTAATTTGTTTTTCAAAAACTGTTTTTAAATTTTTCTTTACTGTTTCATCTTGTTTCTTAAAATACTCACCAAATATATCAGTAAATAATACATTTCTTCTCAGTTTCCACTTTTTTCTAATATCAGCTGGGCCTTGGTCATATATTTTTCTACAAATATATCTAAATTGTTTTGTTCTTGACTTCTTTTTGTCATTCTTATCGTAAACCGATCTTTGTTTTGGGTTATATAATAAATCATGAAATACTTGAACAATATTATCATCCACTTTTTTTTCTTGATACATATCCCAATCCGGCCCTAATCGGTCTTTAATATTATTAAATTCTTTTAGAGCTTTATTTTTTATTTGAATAGATTCGTTGTCTCTTCCTGTCTTCCAATGAGCCATGCTCTCACCTATTAAACTCATCCAATCATAACAAAGATAATCCCATTTTTCAGGCACTTTCTTATGTAATTCTTTGAGCAAACTTCCTTCCGGCGACCCTAATGCAGTTCTTGCGAATGAATCGACAGTTAAATTTTTGAATTGACCCTTACCATATTTTAAAGATATTCCCTGTTCGTTATATGCAATATCTGCTGCACCATAATCAGATAAATCATTTGTTGGGCCTGTCCAAAAAACTGTGCTAGTTGGAGCTCCAATTCTTTTTACGATGGCAGCTGCTACTTTTATTGCATCGTTTTTTCTCTCACTCATTTTACCTGCATCGAAAAATTCTTTTGTCGCCTGTTCAGAAGTTAAATTACCATCAACATCTACTGTATCATCCATAAATCTAAATTGGGGAAGGGAAGTTACATCTGCTTCTGTTGTTGACCCACTTCCTTTTCTTGCGCTTATAGTTCCATTCTTAAAATATTGTCTTATATCAGCTCCCTTTTCGATTTTTTTTGCAGCTGCTGGGTTGTAACAAGCTATTCCACATATCACTTCATGAAAGAAAGTAGTGGCATCTGACTTAGCTTCCATTATGTCTGTTAGGTATTCTTTAAATCGTAACATTCGTAATAACTCTAATGTTTTTTTTGGTATGGTAGGTATAACAATTATAAGAGAAGATATCTCTCGCAAAGTATTTATAATACTAAGACTCTACTGGTTTAGTGGGGTCTATCCCATTATACCATGCTTCGGAAAATTCTACTATATTGGATGTTACAAATCCAACTGGTGGGTCATCGATTCGGAATGTGGATAGATTTCCGAAATTGTCTTCGATAATGTAATGAACTTCATCATCTTTGGTATGCATCGGAGAAGTCATGCCGATACAATGAAGGTGTACACCCATTTTTGGATGTACGAAATAACCTCCAACATACATTTTGAGAATGTATTTTTGTTTACGAAATTCGTCTAATTGAATAACGTTAGTTTCCTCGCCAGTCACTTTCCTCGCTTTCGATTTTGCGAAGGAGTTTAATCTCGTCTTTCTTACGTTGACGTTGAGCTTCTTCTCGTTTCAACTTTTTCTCAAGGCTGGGTTTTTGAAAAAAAGATTTCTTTCTAACAACTTTCATTGTTCCTTCAGCCATAACTGAAGCTTTGAACCGACTTAATATACGATTGAAATTATCTTTCGGTCTTATCTTTATTGTTATCATTTTTTGTTATTCAATTTAGATTATTCATAATAAGAGTAATAGACTATTCTTTCACTCTACATATTAATTGTAACACTTTATATAGGATATGTCAAGTTCAATATATTATAAATAAAAAGAAATCAAAAAATATTTGATAGAAAGGAAACATTGACTTCGTTGATTTCACCTCATGATTTTACCAAAGTAACAACCTCCCTCAGACAATTCTTTTTAGACCGCAATTTTTTAGAAGTTCATACTCAATCAAGATTATCCATTTTAGCCGCTTGTGAAGATCCGACTACTGTAGCAACCTATCAGTATTCAGGAGAAACTTGGCCGTTGCCCCAAACAGGACAGATGTGGTTAGAATATGAACTACTCAACAATCCAGAACTTCCTGGCTGTTTCTGTCTCTCAACCTCATACAGACAAGAACAGAATCCAACTGAAGGAAGACACGAATTGATCTTCCCAATGTTTGAATTTGAAATGCCTGGCGATTTTGCAGATTTATTACAAATGGAAAATGATCTCTGCAAACATCTTGGTTTCAAGTGTGAACATAGTAGAGCTCCCTACACAGAAGACTTTCCAGGCGGTAACTATTTAAGTATGTGTGCAAAATATACTGCACCAGACAATACCCTTGAATCGAACCACGAACTTGATATGTACAAAGAATACGGAGATGTATTTTTTCTTACTGAATTTCCTTATCATACCTCCCCATTTTGGAATATGAAACAAAGAGAAAAAAAGGGAATCAAAGGAGTAAGTATTGCAAATAAATGCGATGTTATTATCGGTGGTATGGAAACAATAGGTTCTGCTGAAAGAGCTTCAGATGTTGATGAAATGAGAGAACAGTTTCATACAATATCAGATGGAGAATATGCAGACCTAATGTATAAACTATTCAGTAAGGATAGAGTAGAAAAAGAACTTGATGAATTTCTTTCTCATGATTTCTTTCCACGATTTGGCGGTGGAATCGGAATTACTCGTATGATTTCTGGAATGAAAAAAGCAGGTCTATTGGAATGAAAAAATCTGATAAACCAATTCCAATTTATAATAATGGTCATGGTATCAGAGAATTAATAGAACAATTACAAAGACAATCTAGAGAATTGAAAGAAGAAAAATAGATTGATTCTGCGCTGGTGAAAATGGTAAACACGGCACACCGTTAATGTGTTGCTTCTTGTAGAAGGGGAGTTTCTTGGTTCGATCCCAAGGCGCAGAGCCAACCTTTATAGTAAAGAACTATTTAGGAATAACAAGATCTAAAGTTTTCTTTATCTCTGTGATTGTTTTTACTGGATCATCAGACTGTGTTACACTCCTACCAATGATTATACAATCCGCACCGAGATCCTGTGCTAGTCTAGGATTTGTTGTTCTTGATTGACCATGATTGTGAGATTGGAAAGTGATGCCGGGACATATTCGTAACATACCATCACATCTTGAATCTTGTGAAATATCTGAAATATCTTGAGCACTACAAATGATACCAACAAATCCATATTTTCGTATTCGTTCAGTATTTCTTCTCCACATAGCATGTGGCATTTCTCTAGTAATTTGATATTGTTCTTGGGCGCTCCATGATGTGAGATATGTTACACCTAACAACTTTATATCTTCTGCATATTGGTGGAGACATCGAAATACTTCTTCGTTATTGAAGGTGCTGATAGTAGTCATGGTCGCACCTTTTTCAAGAATCATTTCTACAACCGAACATACAGTAGTAGGAGTATCCCAAAGTTTGAAATCTATGAAAAGTTCTCCCTCATAATTCTCAAACATAGAGGTGTGTTCAATCAGAGTATGATTGATTTTAAATCCGTCAACAAAAGGTCCGAGTAAAATCATCGACTCAAGAGCTTTATCAAACTTCATATTATCTAAAGCGATAATTATTTGCATTTATAGTTTCTCAATTGGATTGAAGGGCATTTGAAATAGTGCTCTACACCATTGGGGGGGAAATCCACGAGCAAACACAACCCATCCAATAACAGTTTTATCAGAGAAATTTTCTTTTCTAAAGTCTTCCATAGAACCGCCAGTTGTGAGAACATCATCAACTATCAGATATGGGTCATCGGGGTTTTGTGTAGAATGTTGATTGAGGTAAGAACCAAGAATCACGCCACCTCTTGGAATTCCTATAGCAGCTTGAAATGGTCTTTTCTGATAATCCATTATCATTTCTGATAGACATTGCCACTCTTTTTTGGAAACACCATCACATTCAATTTTCCAACTCAAGTCTAAACCAGCATGGCTTTTGAAATCGACTTTCTGAAAAATACTCATCTAATTCTCTATGGGTTGATAAAAATAAGAGTGCTAGAATCCCCTATCTATTTACGACAGGATTGTCTAAGCGGGTGACTAATTCCGCCGGATAGTTTCTTGGTAGATAGTCAAATCTAACCTCAACTATGGCGCAACACTCTCAAACTTTATTACTATTATATATCATAATATTATTGTAAACAAACCGTATCCTAAAAAACCACCAATAAAAAAACATACTGCCCATAATAGTAATTTATTAAAAAATTTCATTTACTCCCTAAATGTATCGATTACCTTCTTTTTTAATTTCTTCATTCTCTACATAAGTATCATCAACATATGACTGTGCAAGTCTCCATTTGAGATATTCGTATGCAGAAATTGGTTCAAAATTGTCTGGTTGGTTTGTGAAGTTTTCTATCATCACATCACGGCCAGGGTCAACAAAATATGGCATTGAATATCTTGATTGTGTCATATCAGTATTTACCACTCTATGATTAGTAGATTTGAGAATTCCGTTTGACCATCTTGAAAACATATCTGCAACATTCAGCACAATAGAA